TTGGTTATTCCTCCGTTGGAGACGCTAACTGGGACTCAATTGGCTACGTTACTCGATACGTTCTTAAAAAAGTAAAAGGTAAACAAGCCGAAGCCCACTATCAAGACGTCAACTTTGAAACCGGAGAAATAGTAAACCGTAGGCCAGAATACGCAAAAATGAGCCTGAAACCCGGAATCGGAACGTCATGGCTCAAAAAATACCAAAGCGACGTATATCCTCATGATTACGTTGTCTTTAATGAAAAACAAGTCAAACCACCAAAATTCTATGATAAACAATACAATAAGGAAAACCCTTATGAGTTTGACGAAATACAATACGCAAGAGAAAAAACTGCTAAACTAAAACATCTTGACAATACACCCGAGCGACTCGCAGTAAAAGCAAAGGTAGTAAAAGCAAGATTAAGAAAACTTAAACGTACCCTCACTTAAGGAAAATCCTCATGATTCTAGTACTTGCATCTGTAAAAGACCGCGCAGCGGACGCATACGCACGACCAATGTTCGTGCCATCTGTTGGTGTCGCCATACGGTCTTTCTCTGATGAGATAAACCGTCAAGCTGATGACAATCAGCTATACCATCACAGCGATGATTTCGATTTATACGAATTCGGTAGCTTTGATGACAATACTGGTCTGTTCACTTTACATGAACAACCAAAACTACTATCCTTAGGGAAACAGGTAAAAATTACCAAGTAAAAACCAAAGCGGAGAGAAATGATACATTTCTCCCGCAACAACACAGGAGCAAAAATGCACCGCAATAAATCAGTAAACGTACATCAGTTCACTATGATTCCAAAGGCGGACATTCCCCGCTCCAAATTTGATTGCCAATCGGCACACAAAACCACCTTCGATGCTGGATACCTTGTTCCCGTATACGTCGACGAGGTATTACCCGGAGACACATTTAACTTAAAGATGACGGCATTTGCTCGTCTATCTACTCCACTATATCCAATCATGGACAACATGGTTATGGATTCATTTTTCTTCTTTATTCCAAATCGTTTGGTATGGGATAACTGGGAAAAATTTATGGGACAACAAGATAATCCTGATGATTCTATTGATTATGTAATCCCACAACAAACAACACCCGAAGGCGGATACGCTATCGGATCATTGCAAGACTATATGGGCTTGCCTACTGTTGGGCAAATGGACCCAACAAAAACTATAGACCATTGTGCATTCTTCACAAGGGCATATTCACTCGTGTGGAACCAGTGGTTCCGCGACCAAAACCTACAAGATTCAGTTCTTGTATATAAAGGCGATGTTACTGATACAACCGCCGCTACAAATTACACATTACTACGCCGTGGAAAACGCAAAGATTATTTCACAGCATCATTACCTTGGCCACAAAAAGGTGATGCTGTAACACTACCACTGGGCACATCTGCCCCTATTCGAACCGCTGCTTTAAACGGTGAGGATGTACAAGTACTTAATGGAAACGGCGATTTAAAGAATTTAAACGCTACAAGTACTTATTTACAAATGACAAATGCTACTAGCTCTCCAACTAAAGCTTTATATGCTGATTTGTCAGAAGCTACTGCTGCAACTATTAATCAATTACGTCAGTCATTCCAAATTCAAAAATTACTCGAAAGGGACGCACGTGGTGGAACGCGCTATACAGAAATTATTAGATCTCACTTCGGTGTCATTTCACCTGACGCACGACTCCAAAGGCCTGAATACCTTGGAGGCGGTTCAACACCGATTAACATTAACCCAATCGCTCAAACATCGGCTTCAGCCGCTAGTGGCACCAATACTCCTCTTGGTACACTTGCTTCTATGGGTACTGCTCTCGCTCATAACCATGGCTTTACTCAATCATTTGTTGAGCACGGGATTATTATTGGACTTGTTTCAATCCGTGCAGATTTAACATATCAACAAGGCTTATCACGTATGTGGAGCCGTGAAACACGTTACGATTTCTATTTCCCAGCTTTCGCTATGCTGGGTGAACAAGCTGTTCTTAATAAGGAAATTTATGTTACTGGAAATACAACAGACGATGACGTTTTTGGATACCAAGAACGTTGGGCGGAATATAGATATTATCCTTCCCGAATTTCCGGTCTCTTTAGATCTACTGCAACTGGCACTATTGATGCATGGCATCTTGCCCAGAAGTTTACAACTTTACCCACATTAAATGATACTTTCATTGCTGATACTCCACCTGTTGAGCGTGTCGTTGCTGTTGGTTCAGCAGCAAACGGAAAACAATTCATCTTTGATTCTTTCTTTGATGTTAAGAAAGCTCGACCTTTGCCAATGTACTCTGTACCTGGCTTAATCGATCATTTCTAATGGGACTTTTTGACTCTATTGCCGATGCTTTCGGCACTTCTACTGATAAAATCGCCGGCGGTGTCGGCGGTTTATTTGGTGCTGGTATGGACTTTTTAGGCCAATCTCAAGCTAACAATGCCAACGTTGCGTTAATGAATCAAGGTAACGCTTTTAATGCAGCGCAATCTAAAGCTCAAATGGATTTTCAAGAGCGAATGAGAGCAACTCAATATCAAACTGCAGTTGAGGATTTAAAAAAAGCTGGGCTTAGCCCAATGCTTGCTTATACACAAGGTGGTTCTGGTAATCTTGCAGGATCTTCTGCAAGTTCTATTTCTGCTCCACCTCAAGCGAATAAATTATCTGGGTTAGTTAATGCTGCTACTAAAGGTGCCCAGTATATGGAAACTATAGATCAACAAAAGTTACAAAATGCTTTAACGACTGCGCAAATTACTGATACTGAAAAAGCAGCTCAAAATAAAGATGCTCAAACTGCTTTAGCTGTTGAGCAAATACCTGTATCTCAAGCTATTGTTAAAGAAAAAGATGCTACTGTTAGATCTTTGTTAAACGGTATTCGTTTACAAAATTCTTCAATTGGATTAAATGCTGCTCGTGCAGCTCACATTAGTCAAGATATTAATATTAGAGATCCCGAAGAATGGGCTGCTAAAAAATATGGTAAACCTAAACAAGTTGCTAAAGATGTTGGTGCTACTGCTAATTCTGCATTAGATGCTTTTTCTAAAATAAAAGGTCGTGGTGTTACCATCAACAATCCTACTTATAACAGAACTCAATATTTAGATAGAGACTAAAATGAAAAATCCATTTATTCGTAATCCTTATAATTACGATACTCTTGCTGCGTCAAATGAGTCCGGCCTGCGTTGTGAGGACGCTAGTCGGACTCAGCAGCATTTCAAAGACGAAACGGATATTAATAATATTCTTAGACAATTTAACATTACAGGTCAATTACCTACAAAGGCATTATCGCCACGCTATGGCGATTTCACTGGTATTGGTGACTACCATAGTGCCTTAAACCAAGTTATCGCCGCAGAAGGCGAATTTATGACCTTACCAGCCCAATTACGGGCTAGATTTGATAACGATCCTCAAGAATTAATTGAATTCTTGAATAATCCTGAAAATAAAGACGAAGCCATTAAACTTGGCCTCGTCAAAAAAGCCGAGGCGAGTGCTCAAAACATTGAGAGTACCTCGGAAAAAGCGGGCGATGAGCCCGCAGCACAGTAATACTACTTGATATTACTGTGCTAGGTGACACCAAACAACCACTAAAGGAGAAAAAATATGTACATGCATCGTAAAGGGGTAAGTAAAAAAAAGTCTGCTAGGACTTTTCGAAAACATTCAATGAAGACTAAGTCTCCAAATATGAGATCAGCCCCACAACGTGGAGGCTGGAGGCTCTAAAAACCTCTAGGCACCTCACATGCCCTGTACTTCTCCTATAACCGCTTATTTAAGCGGTTATCAAACTATTCATGCTAACGACAAACCGCATCGCGTGTTGTCGTTCAAAGAAACCGATGACGATAGTCATCGTCAAATACAAATACCTTGCGGACAATGCGACAGCTGTCGCATGGAACATGCCCGCCAATGGACTATGCGCTGTACACATGAAGCGCAAATGCATGAAAAAAACTCTTTCATAACACTCACTTATAATGATGACAATCTCCCAAGCGATGGATCGCTACACCATGAACACTTTCAATTGTTCCTCAAAAGACTTAGAAAGAGATTACAACCTCACAAAATACGCTACTACATGGCTGGAGAATATGGCGACGATTTCAGCCGACCTCACTTCCACGCCATTATCTTCGGCTACGATTTCAATGATAAGAAATTATGGAAAAGGACTCCCGCTGGTTCTATGCTTTATAGATCCGAAGAGCTTGAAGCCCTCTGGCCATTTGGTTATTCCTCCGTTGGAGACGCTAACTGGGACTCAATTGGCTACGTTACTCG